GTTCAACTCGTTTGGTCTGGACTGCCGCGATCAGGTCGGGCATGGTGAACCACTCTCCCGAGTCCAGGACCTCAACAGTCAACCTCATGTTCCTTGTCCGGTCAGATGTTGGTTTCCCTAGAACTTTGCTTTTGCTTGTCCCTTTTGAAACCACCTTCCCACCACACGCCCGGACACACGCCAGGTACTCGTTTGAAAACTTTTCTTTGCAGCTCTGACAATCTGAGTCCTCGGGGTTCCAGAATTTCTTGAACCCTGGACACCCACTCCGGATTTTTGGCATGTCGAAAACTCCCATCCTGTTGAACGTTTGATCTCACCCTCTAATATACCCTACAGCAGTGATCGTTGTATCCCCTCCCTTTGGGAACCCACCCGGAGACACACACCCCCCTATGGGGGGTGGTTTCTCTCCCAGGAAGGATCAAAACAAACCTCCGGTCTCAAAGGTATGTTAGAGGATGGAGAAAACTATGAGCATCAAACTCAGTTTCCAGATCCCGGTATCCGCACTCGAACAAGCACTCCAAGACGGGCTCTGGTCAGGTGTAGCCAACATAACCCTAGACGCCCGGGACGTTCTCAAACCAGTCCGCAGAAAAGCATACTCGGTGCCTGAAGATGTCCAGACGCTAGTGGAGTTGTGGAACAACCACCCGTATATGAAAGAGCTTGAACGAGACCGGGGAGGCGAGAGACGAAACCTGCCAATGAGTCCAGCCCGAGTTAGATCTCACATTAGGACTATCAAGGCAGCAGTCCGGGACCTCAGCACTGAAACCATCTCTGAGGAAATCAAAACCTACATGGAACGATGCTCAGCAGGAGCTCACATCCAGCATGGACACAACATAGCTTTTACGTCACTGGACACTTTCTGCAAGAAGCTGGTCAAGGTACATAAAGGACTAGAGGTAGGATGGTGGAGAGGAGGGGATGTTCCAAGGATCTTGGACTCTCATCCTGAGGACACTCAACTAGTGGCAGACACTTACGCCCAAACGTTTCAGGGACTAGAGACGTTCCCTCTCAAAAACCCCTCCCCAGCTTATCCAGGGTTTCACCAATCAGCAGACCTGATGCTCAAAACCTCAGCACGTCTGGAGATACCCAAGGAGGAACTGATCGTCATGGCCGTTCGGTTCTTACAAGCTGAAGGCAACCCACGAGACCTGCAGCGTCAGGAGTTTTGGTCTGATGAGTTGCCTCGGCACATAAAGGAACACTACCCAGGGAGGCTCTAAGTGGAGACCCTCAACCAGTCTTTGCTCAACAATATCGTTCTGCTGTGTATCATCAACACAGACTTTCTCAAGATAGTCCGGCCAGCGTTAAGGTTGGATTATATCCAGGCTCCTCAGTCCCGGGAGTTCCTGAGAATTTGCTACGAGTTCTGGGACAACTTCAAAGCCTCCCCAGACAACCATTTTGTTGATGAGGTTAAACGGCTGATCGAGAACCTTCCCGAGAAACCGTCTCTCCGGTTGGTTGCTTACGCCGAACGGTTGAACAAGCTCGAACCTCCAAACCCGGACTACGTTCTCAGCAGGGTCAATGATTTTGTGCGGTCTCAGGAATACCTGCAAGCCGCCCTAGCATTCTCCAAGCTGGCTGGTCAAGGGGAGTTTGACCAGGCAACGTCTATCATGTTGGAGGCTCTAAGGACAGGAGCGACTAAAGCAGAGGCTGGGGTGGACTACTTGAGCACTACAAGACCTCCCATGCCGAGTGAAGAACTGATCGTCTCGACAGGAATAGAACACCTGGACTCTATCCTTCGAGGGTACTACAGAAAACAACTGCTCTGCTTCATGGCTCCAGCCAAAGGAGGCAAAACCTGGGCCTGTCAATACCTCGCGCTCCATGCTCTGATCCATGGGTTAAACGTCCTCCACATCTCGCACGAGATGAGTCAGGCTATGCTGGAGTACAGGTACGATCAGGCCCTGGCCCGGATGCTGTCCATATTCGAGAAACACTCCCGGGAGGTTCAGCTACGTTACTGGGAGGCAGATGCTGGGATGTATACCACCACCAACCAGACTTATGAGACAGTCCGGAACCGGGATCCTGTCTTGGAGGCAAGACGAAAACTCAAAACGTTTGGAGGGACACTGAGGATCAAGAAGTACCCTATGGCTACAGTTGACGTTATGGAGATCGAGCGGTGCATCCGGCACCTGGAAAACTTTGAAGGGTTCAAACCAGACGTTCTGATCAACGACTACCCTGACATCATGCGTCCTCTGGACAACCGAAAGGAACTGAGACATCAGATCAACGAGACCTACGTTCACCACAAGCGCCTAGCTGACGAGATGGATATGCTCGTGGTTGCTCCCTCCCAGGCAACCATGGACAGTCACCGAAGATCCCGGAAACCCTCAATGAAAGACTTTGCTGAGGACAAACGCAAAGCAGCCAACGTAGACACTGCTATTGCTATCTGGCAGACTGAGGAGATGGTTCTCGATGGTGAGGCAGTCTTGTATGTTATCGCTAACCGGGTGGGACCTATGGACACTGGTTGTGTGGTTGGCCAGTGTTACGACCTGGGACAGTTCTGCTTATGGTCTCGCCCACTCCAAAGACCCCGTCCCAAACCTGAGGAGGAGAAATGAAAATCCTATTTATCATCTCACCAGCCCGAACCGGAACCACCCTGATCAAAGGATGTCTGGGAACCCACCCTCAGATCCTAGCTCCCTACGAATTGCACCTCATGAGACCGCTCATGGACCTGGTTTTGGGTGAAGGACTCAACTCCTGGCAACACATCAGGGAGGCCAACAGCCCTGCTCTGGATAGAAGTGTTCGGCGCTTCGCCTGGGATCTCTATGATAGCATAGCCACGAGTTACGAGCCTGACCCTCAGACGGGTTATAGGTACAAAGCGATCATTGACAAGAGCCTCGGATACAACATCCCGATCGTCCCTGATATTATCCGGGTATTGAACCCTACCGGCTGGAGGGGAAACCCTCCCTATGGATTGTACCTCTTATTCCTTTACCGCAACCCCTTGGACGTTATAGCTTCACACGTCCGGAGAAAAAAAGTCAACCTGTGGGGTGAGTTGGCTGATAAATCTGACCAGGAGGTCATAGAAACCGTCTCCAAACGGATCCGGGTGTGGTATCAGATGATGAGGGACTGGTCAAAACAATTCCCCACCTTTTCCTGGGATCTCTATTACGAGCAATTTGTGAAAAACCCAGACTCTCACTGCCAGCATATTTGGTTCTGGATGGGGTTGAACAGTTTCTCTCTGCCAACAGACTACCAGGAAATCAAAAGGGGAGCTATCAAAAAGGAGGGTCTGGATGAGGATGATTTCCTAAAGGCTAGAGCCATCCACACAGACCGAGTTGGTACCTGGCCAGACGTGATCTCTACAGACCAGGCAAGCAGAATCAGGACACTGTTCCGAGGAGTATACCAGGTTTGATCCCATCAACACGATCCTCCAGGTTCAAGAAAATGAGTGAGGAGGGGCTGCGTTCTGCGTTCAAGGATCAGGTGTTCCCTACCTCACCCTACCACCACCAGCTAGCCTCGATTGCGTTTGCTTGTTGTCAAGAAGATTTCCGAGTGAACTTTTGGCATGATGTAGGGACAGGCAAAACCCTGGCCGCGCTCTACACCCTCCAGTTATGGTTTTCCGAAAAGACTCTAGTGGTGTGTCCCAACCCATTAACCCTGGTCTGGGAACAGCAGATCCGACTGCACACCGACAAGCGGCCTGTGGTGTTAAAGGGATCCTATATGGAC